GAAGATGATGAATATAGTATGGTGACAAATTTATCGTGTCCTCATTGTGGTGTTCACGTGGATGTGTATTTACCAAAAGATAAAGAGGAGGCGACTCATTAATGGACGAGTTAGAGATAATAAAAGATAAATTACAAAATGAGATAGATGTGGTTCAATTAGAATTAGCTTACGGATCGGCTAAATCTTATGACGAGTATCAAAAGTTTTGTGGGACGGTTAAGGGCCTTGCCACCGCAATTAATTATATAGAAGGTCTACAAGAAGCAAAAGAAAAGGGTGAATACGAGGATGACAACTGAAAACGAAGAAAAAGCTAAACAACTACCAGAACCTTCTGGGTATCACATACTATGTACTGTGCCTGATGCCGAAGAAAAATATGATAGTGGTTTATTAAAATCTGATACTACGAAGCATTTTGAAGAAGTTCTTAGCACTGTATTTTTTGTAGTAAAACTTGGAGCTGATTGTTACAAAGATAAAAGCAGATTTCCAAGCGGTCCTTGGTGTAAAGTAGGGGATTTTATTTTAGCTCGACCGAACTCAGGAACTAGAGTAAAAATACACGGCAAAGAATTTAGGTTAATTAACGACGACAGCGTGGAGGCAGTAGTTCAAGATCCACGAGGAATATCACGAGCATAGGAGATAAGAATGGCTGAAGAGCAAACTTTATTAAACGAAGAAGATGTAAAAAAACCTGAAGCTGGGGTAGAGGATAAAGAAGTAGAACAAAAAACGTCTGATGTTGAAATAGAGATTGAAGACGATACTCCTGAACCAGATAAAAATAGAAAAAACTTACCTAAAGAGTTGGTTCAAAAATTAGAATCTGATGAACTTGATGATTATGATGACAAAGTAAAAGATAAAATCTACCAGCTTAAAAAAGTTTGGCATGATGAACGTCGTGAAAAAGAACGGATAGCAAGAGAGAATCAAGAAGCTATAAAAGCAGCTCAAAGACTAAGAGAAGAAAATAAACAGCTAAAAGCTAACTCTGAAAATAATCAAACAGAATACTTGAAAGCTATTGAGTCTGCTGCTGATTATGAACTATTAGCTGCTAAACAAGCTTATAAAACAGCTCACGATGATGGTGACACTGACAAGATAACAGAGGCTCAACAAAAAATCAGTGAAGCTACTTATAAGAAAGAAAAGTAAATCAGTATAAAACCTCTTTACAGAATAAAGAAAATACTGTAAAAAAAGAAGATACAAAAGAAACACCTGCTGCTTTACCACCTGACGCAAAAGCTGTGGAATGGCAGAGGCAAAATAATTGGTTCGGTCAAGACGAAGAAATGACTAGCCTTGCGTTAGGTTTACACGAAAAGTTGGTAAGGCAAAACGGCGGCTCTTACGCAACAACAGACGAATATTATGAACGAATTAATGAAACCATGAGAAAGAGGTTTCCAGAACATTTCGACGATAAAGAAGTAGAAACGAAAGAACCTACTAAATCAAAACCTGCAGCAATAGTTGCTCCAGTAACACGAACAACTTCTTCAAAGAAGATACGAATGACAACGTCACAAGTAGCCTTGGCGAAAAAGTTAGGTTTGTCACCAGAGCAATACGCTAAAGAAATGATAAAATTGGAGAATAGAAATGGCTGAAAACAGATTATCTCGTGAATTACAAAACAGAGCTTCAAAGGAAAGACCAAAAACTTGGACCCCTCCTTCTTCATTACCGGAAGTTAAACCACTTGATGGGTGGAAATACCATTGGAAACGTATATCCACTTTGAACGAACCTGATCCTAGAAATATATCTATGGCTCTTAGAGAAGGTTATGAAATGGTTAAAGCTGAAGAACAGCCTCATATACAAATAGTATCTGACGCTAATTCTAAATACCCCGGTTGTATAGAAATAGGTGGTTTAGTTCTTTGTAAAATTCCCGAAGAGCTTGTTGAACAACGTACTAAGTATTATTTAGACAAGGCTAACCAACAAATGGAGTCTGTGGACAATAATCTTATGAGACAAAGTGATCCAAGAGCGCCACTATTTAAAGAACATAAATCTTCGGTGTCTTTTGGTAAAGGTAAATAATTTTAATTAGGAGATAAAAATGGCAGCTACTGCTTCCCCTTTTGGGTTAAAACCTACCAATATGATTGGTGGTGCGCCCTATAATGGCGGTGCTATTAGACATTATCATGTGAAAGCTAATAACTCTGCCGCTATTTTTAACGGTGATTTAGTTGTATTAAGTGCCGCTGGTTTACCAGCCGCCGTATCTTCAACTCCCACTGCTAACGAGCTTGCAGCTACATCTGCAAACGGAACGCCGGGAATTGTAGGAGTTATGGTTGGAGCTAGATATATTGATGACAATGGTGTTCAGCAATTTAGACAATTTCTTCCCGCCAATGCTACAACTTCAGGGTTTACAGAAATCAAAATAATGGTTAATGATGACCCAAGACAGTTGTTTAAAATTCAAGGTAACGCTGCGTTAGGAACATTTAACAGCGGTACAGGTGGATCTGGTTTTGCTGGTGCAATTGGTAAAAACTGTTCACTTGATTTTAGTACATCTGGTAGCACGACTACAGGTAATTCAGGCGTAAGTCTTAAAATTGATACTAACGGTGGTACTTTAGCCGCAACTGAAACTCTTGCTATGAGAGTGATTGATGTTGCTGAAGGAACTGAAGGTGACAACTTCCCTGAATTTATTGTTAAATTTAATGTTGGCGTACATGCGTATGACAACTCATTAGGCGTATAAGGAGATTTTAAATGGCTATTTCAAGAGCGCAACTACTAAAAGAACTCCTTCCCGGCTTAAATGCTTTATTTGGTTTGGAGTATCAAAAATATGCTGATGAGCATAAAGAGTTTTATGAGCAAGAAACTTCTGAACGTTCGTTTGAAGAGGAAACAAAGCTTTCTGGCTTTGGTGCAGCCCCAGTAAAAACTGAGGGTGCTTCTGTAGAATATGACAACGCACAAGAAGCTTTCACAGCTAGATACACTCATGAAACCGTGGCTATGGGTTTTGCTATAACAGAAGAGGCTTCCGAAGACAATCTTTATGATAGTCTGGGCGCTCGTTATACAAAAGCTTTAGCTCGTGCTATGGCATATACTAAGCAGGTAAAAGCTGCTGCAGTATTAAATAAAGGTTTTTCTGGGACAGGTAACCCCACTTATGGTGACGGTAAAACTTTATTTGCAACTGACCACCCATTAGTTTCTGGTGGATCAAACAGCAATCGTTTTTCAACAGGTGTAGATTTGAACGAAACATCTTTAGAAGATGCGGTAATTCAAATTGCAGCTTGGACAGACGAGCGTGGTTTGTTGATTGCAGCTAAACCAAGAAAGTTAATTATCCCACCTGCTCTTCAATTCGTGGCAACACGTATATTAGAAACTCAGCAGAGAACGGGAACAGCAGATAATGATATTAACGCATTAGTTAACAATGGATCTATTCCAGAAGGCTATACTGTTAATCATTATTTAACTGATGTTAACGCTTTCTTTTTAACAACTGATGTACCTAATGGATTAAAGCACTTTGTTCGTGCGCCTATGGCGACTTCTATGGACGGAGACTTTGATACAGGTAACGTACGTTACAAGGCTCGTGAGCGTTATTCATTTGGCGTATCTGATCCTTTGGGAATGTTTGGTTCTCCGGGAGCTTCGTAAGAGGTTTTCGTCTGAGGAAGGGAGCAAATGCTCCCTTTTTCTTTTATTGCATTTATAATTGTTTAATGTTATAAGAAATGAATATCTAGGGTTAATTAACACACTGGACTGACCTAGCGGACATAGTAGAGATAGTGTGTTTAGGTGCTACTACACAGGAGATTTAAATGGGTACAACTACCTTTTCAGGCCCAATAAAAGCTGGGTCAATTAGAAACACAACAGGAACGACTGTAGGAACTAACGTTATAAACGTAGGTTCAGTCGTAATGGCTCAATCAGCAGTGATAGATATAATTGGCGCAGATTCAAACGATCAAGTTTGTGCTACTGTTCCTGCAAACTCTCAAATTATAGATGTAATCTTAAACGTAACCACAGTATCAAATGATTCAGGTACGGCTGTTGTTAATGTCGGAACTTCTGCTGATCCAGATGCTTTTTTAAATGACGTTAATGTTAAAGCATTAGCAACTACTCATGGTACATTAGACGCAGAAGCTACAGATGTTGGAACTACTGATATACAAGTTTTAGCTGATTTTGACGGAGCAAATGCAGATGGTACAACTGGTGCAGCTACGGTAACTGTTTTATACATTCAGAACAATAATCTCTCATAAGGAGTAAAGCATGAGTTTTGCATCTGACGTAAAAGCTTTTACTACAAAAGATACAGGCCAAAAGATTACTGGCAGAACTAGGCTACAAGGTATTCAGTATGTACATAATGCTAGTGCAGATATTACTCTTAGTAATGGAGCGACCTCTACAGGAACTACCTTATTACAATTAACATCCTCTAGTGCTATTGGTACAGAAGATGTTTTTATACCTGATAATGGTATATTGTTTGATTCTGGTTTGCATTTAGCTAATAGTAATACTGCAGCGATTACTAGCATTACCGTATTTTATGTAGGTGGCGGCGAGACCTAATAATGGTCGAGAAGAAAAAACGCAAAGGAATGGGGATTAAGACTTCTGTGAAGTCTGGTAATTTTCGTAAAACTAAAAGCGGTGCAGGTATGACCGCCAAAGGTGTAGCTGCATATCGTAAAGCTAATCCCGGTTCTAAACTTAAAACAGCCGTTACAGGTAAAGTTAAAAAAGGTTCTAAAGACGCAAAAAGACGTAAATCATTTTGCGCTCGTTCTGCTGGACAGATGAAACAATTCCCAAAAGCAGCTAAAGACCCAAACAGTCGTTTACGGCAAGCTAGAAAAAGGTGGAAATGTTAATGGAAAAAGAAGACATACAACGCATTTTTGATAACAAACCAAAAAAACGTAGAGGAAGAAAACCTGTGGAAATTGAAAGTAAAGTTGCCGTTCAAGGCAATGAGATAAAACATCTTCATTCTGATGTAGAAGATATGAAAAAAGATATAGAAGAAATTAAAAAATCTCTATCTGATATACATAAAGTATTATCAGAAGCCAAGGGTGGTTGGAAAACATTGATGTGGGCGGCAGGTGCAGGAAGCGCTGTAACTGCTTTTATAATTATGATACAACAAATTTTTTGGGGAAAATAGAATGAGTAGCTATAACAAAAAATCAACCAGTAGTTATTTTAAAAAAAGAAAACCCTCTATGGCAGAAAAAGTTAGAGACTTAAGTAGTGGTTATTCTGGTAAAGATAAGTCACCAAAAGCATCTAAAGTGGTAACTAAGACAAGGCTAACAAAAGAGGGTTTTGCTCCTAATAAAGAAGGTCTTCGTGACTTCATGAATAAATTTAAGTATGACGAAGATAAAGGTTATGTTAAAAGATCCAAAACGTTAAAGCGTGTTGGTGAATCAAAACCAAAAACAGAATTAAAAACAGGACCAAAAACAGGACCAAAAACAAAACCAAAAAGAGCAGACCAGCTTAATTACACTAGAAATAAAAACATAACAGACCAGTCTAGTTACACTGTAAATAAAAGAACACCTACTCCTACTGTTTCAACTAAAAAAGTTGAAGTAAATAAAAAACCTGCTGGGGTACAAACAAAATCTTTACAAGGTAAAAGTTCATCTCAAGTAAAAAGAGTATCAGACATAAATAAAAAAACACCTACTCCTACTGTTTCAACTAAACCAACACCATCAAAAATAAGTAGCT